AGGCGGTATGAACTGGAAGTTAGATCAAAACATTGTATCTCAAACTTTTGGTAACTTCTCATCATCTACAGTAACAGCTTCAGTAGCTACAACGACTGCAACTGGCTTCTTAACTTCAGGTTGGGCTTCTACATCAACTATTTCATTGACTGCTGCTAATACAGGTACAATCAATCTAAATGCTGGTGATACATTCCAAATTGCTGGTGTTTATGCAGTCAATCCGCAAAATCGTCAAGCTTACGGCACAAACAAATTACGTTCATTCGTAGTTAAATCTGCTGTATCAGTAGCTTCAGGTGCTAGCGTTTCAGTAACTGTTTCACCTGCTGTAATTACTGCTGGTCAGTTCCAAAACGTATCTGTACCTACTCCTGCTGCTTCTGCTGCTGTAACATTCTTTGCTTCACAATACAATGCAAGTGGTAGTGGTATCGTTTCACCACAAAATATTGTTATGCACCGTAATGCGTTCACAATTGCTATGGCTGACTTAGAATTGCCAGAGGGTGTTCACTTTGCAGGTCGTGCTTCTGATAAAGAAATCGGCTTATCAATGCGTGTTGTTCGTCAATACACTATTAATAACGATTCTATCCCTACTCGTGTTGATGTCTTATACGGTTGGGCGCCTCTTTATCCTGAATTAGCTTGCCGTGTAGCAGCTTAACTTAAACGATAAAGGAAAATATCATGGCAAATCCAGGACCAGCAGTAACCACCTCAGCTCACCCAAGTAATGTAACAACTAATCAGACACAACGATTATTGGGTGTACTTAAAGGTGTAAACGTAAATGCAGCATCTGGGAGTTTCTTCCCTTTGCCTATCATTAACTCTACAACTTACCAACCTAACTTATTAGTAGTTACTAACTCTAATAACGCAGGTGCAGCTACAGGTACTTTAACTAGCTTAGTATTAGGTATTACTACAACAAATAGCGGTACACCAACTTCATTGTTTGGTGCTATTACTGCTTCACAATTAGCTACAGTTCTTGGTGTGAGCCAAGTGGCAGCTTCTGCGGTAGTAACTGCTTATAACCAAGCAGCGTTATTCGTCAATATTGCAACTACTACTGCGGTAGTAGGTACTGTTGATGTTTACGTGTACGGCTACGACTTTAGTTAATACTAAGTAATGCAAAGAAAAAAGACATACTCAAAAGGTGTGTCTTTTTTTATTTAATCATCTATAATTGAAGTACCTTATTAAAGGAAATTATCATGTCATCTACCACTATTGCTCGAGGTAATGCTCTAAACGTTACTTATCTATCTTTGTCATTAACACCATCTGCTGTATCAGGCACATCATCTAACCAAACATTTACTGTTCCAGGTCTTACTGTAGATCAAGAATTATTTGTTATTGGTTATACTGGCACTCAAACTGCTGGTATTGCTTATGCAGAAGCTGATGTAACGGCTGCAAATACATTGCAAATTCAATTTATTAATACTTCAGGCTCTAGCGCAACTCCAGCTTCAGGAAGCTATGTTGTTGCTGTAATTCGCCCAGAGGGTCAATTGCCAACAGGTATATAAAGGAAAAATCATGGCCTATAACTCACCGTTTACCCCATTTGGTTCAACTTATTTAGTGGGAAATGCGGCTGCGGTTCAAGTTAAAACATCTAACAATGTGTATCCTTCAAGTTATCGCATTGTTAATGTTACTTCTAGCTTGATTCGTGTGTCATGGCAACCGCCAGAGCCTAATGATTTAGCAGTTACTGTTACTGTAACAGCACCAGCTTTGACAGTTCCACAAGCCAATACATTGTCTATTCCTGCTAATGGAGTAGCTGTGATTGGTGGCATTCCACCTAATGCGTGGTTCTTATCTAGTGCAGCATCTAGTGTAGAAATCACACCAGGCGAAGGACTAAACTAATGGCTAACTCTAATCAAGTTGCAAGTACATCAACTCAAAATATTGTACCTGTTCAAGCAGCATTTAATACTGCTGGTGCTTGTTTAGGATTAGTTGGCCCTGGTGGCGTTTACTTTTCACCACCTTTAATTGGTGATGTAATTACAGGTGCAACGATTGATAGTTCTGTAATTGGTGGTACAACACCATCAACAGGTAACTTTACTTCACTTAGTTTAGGTGGGAAAGTTATTGCATCTAATGTTGCACCTGCTATTGCTAGTGGTTTTGGTACAACGCCTACTATTACAGGCACTAATACTTTTGGTTTTAAAATAGTAGTAGGTACTGGTGGTGCTGCTAATGGTGTTATTACATTACCTGCTGCACCTACAGGTTGGGTAGTAACTGGATATGACACAACTAACTCTGCAACCATATTTATTCAACAATCAGCGTACACTACAACAAGTGCAACGATAGTTGGATATAGTATGACTACAGGTTTAGCTGCTAACTTTAGTGCTGGTGATGTTTTAATACTTACTGCTTCACCTTTTTAAAGGAATATTATGGCTGGCCCAAGTTCAACCGTAGACCAGAATCTACTGCCAGTACAGGCATATTTTGATGTCTATGGAAACTTTCAGACATTTATAGGTCAAGGTCAGTCATTCTTTGCTACATTTAATCCTAATCAATCAGGGTTACATATTACTAATAGCACGATTGATAGTACGACAATTGGTGCTACAACAGCTTCTACAGGTGTATTTACTAACGTATCAGGTACTACAGGTCAAATTAGCACAACACCTAGCGTTAATATTGATATAGCTAATAAATTCTATGTTGATACAGTTGCTCAAGGCTTAGGTCCTAAAGCTGCTTGCCAAGTTGCTACAACAGTTAATTTAGCTAGTTTGTCAGGTCTATTATTAATTGATACTTATCAAACAGTAGCTGGTGATCGTGTATTAGTTAAAAATCAAGGTTCAAGTCAATTTAACGGCATATATATAGCTTCTACGACTGCATGGAATAGAGCCGTTGATATGGACATATGGGCAGAAGTGCCTGGTGCTTATACAGTAGTTTTAAATGGCTCTCAGTTAGATACTGGTTGGGTATGTACAGCAACTTCAACTGGTACTATTAATGTTACTGCTATGCCTTGGGTTCAATTTTCTAATGCTAATACTTATTTTGCAGGCACTGGATTAACTTTACTTTCAAATACTTTTAGTATTACGCCAGTAGGTACAGCAGGCACTTATGGTTCAGCAAGTGCAGTACCAGTATTTATTACTAATGCTAGTGGTCAAGTAACAGGTGTAACTAATACTTCTATTGCGATTGCTAATACTGCGGTTAGTGGCTTAGGTACAATGAGTACACAAAACGCAAATAATGTAGCTATCACAGGTGGCACAATTAATACTGCTACAATAGGTCAATCTACAGCAGGTTTAATTACAGGCACTACAATAACTGCTAATACTCAATTTACAGGCGCAGGTACAGGCTTAACAGGTACAGCAACATCATTAAACATTGGCGGTAATGCAGCCACAGCTACAAGTGCTACAAGTGCAGGCTCAGTTACTAATAGTGCTACATTTAATAGCGGTGGCGCAGGTGGTGCTTCACCAATCACTTTTAATGGATCAGTTGCACAAACTATCTCATATAATACAATAGGCGCTCCTAGCGTTACAGGTACAAATGCTTCAGGTACTTGGTCAATAGGTGTAACAGGTAATGCTGGTACAGTAACAAATGGTTTATATTCAAATGGTAGTTATTCACAGCCTACTTGGCTAACTTCTATTTTAGGTTCAATAGTAAGTGGTGCTGTAGCAAGTGCTACTTTAGCAACAACAGCTACTAATATTGGTGGTGGGACAACAGGTGCTTTAGCTTACAATACCGCATCTGGTGCAACTTCATTCTTAACACTTGGTACTACAAATTATGTTTTAACGGCAGGAGCTACTGCACCTCAATATGTTGCTCAATCTACTTTAAGTGTAGGATCATCTACAACTTCAACTACTGCAACTAATTTAGCAGGTGGTTTAGCTAGTCAAATTGCTTATCAAACAGGCGCAGGTGCTACAAGTTTTATAGGTAATGGTACAGCAGGGCAGTTTTTACAATCTAATGGTGCTAGTGTTCCTACTTGGGCTACACCTGTTAGTTATGCGACTGTTACTGACGATACAACGACTGCTACGACACGTTACCCATTATTTGCTAATCAAACTACAGGCAATCTTTCTACTACTTATACAAGCTCTACTAAGTATCAATACGTACCCTCTACAGGTACATTGACTGCAACTGTATTTAGTGGAAGTGGTGCAAGTTTAACTTCTATACCTAATGGCGCTTTAACTAACTCAAGCGTAACAATAGGCTCTACTGCTGTATCACTAGGTGCGACAGTTACTACTTTTGCAGGATTAACTTCTGTAACTTCTACTACTTTTGTAGGCGCATTGACTGGTAATGCTAGTACCGCTACAAGTGCAACAACAGCAACTAATGCCGTTAATACTGCAATAACTGACGATACAACAACAGCGACTACTTGTTATCCTAATTGGACAACATCTACTACAGGTAATCTGCCACAAAAAACTTCTTCTACAAAATTAAGTTTTGTGCCAAGTACAGGAGTATTAAGTGCTAATGGTGTAGATTTAACAGGCAATTTAGGTACAGTAACAAGTGTAGCTGCAATTACTTTAGGTACAACAGGAACTGATCTTAGTTCTACAGTAGCAACAGGAACTACAACACCTGTTATTACTTTACAAGTACCTACGGCTTCTGCATCTAATAGAGGAGCTTTAAGTTCTACTGATTGGACAACTTTTAATAATAAAGCACCATCATTTACTTATACTACTAATTATATTCCTTATGGCCAAGGTACTACTACACCTAATCAATCGTCAGCATTAAACTATACAGGTACGACTTTATCAGCTCCACAAGTATCTGCTACAAACGGATTATTTGTTAATAGTCAAACAGTAAGTGTAAACTATGCAATTCCAACAGGCTCTAATGCTATGAGTGTAGGTGCAACTGTAGCAGGGGGTATAACAGTAACAGTACCTTCAGGTTCAAAATGGGTTGTATTATAAATTTAGGAGATTTACATGGCATCAATCATTAATGCAACGACAACAAACGGAGTAGCCATAAGTGCTGATAACTCTGGTATTTTACAACTTGCTACGAATAGTGGAACAACAGAAG